CAACCCCTTGTCTTTTTTGTTCAGCAAACGAAGCTGTGATGTATGCGGCATTCGTCTCTGGCGACGGGTTCTGTTGGGCCTGAACATAAGCTTGCTGAACAGCAGGACTGGTTTTGATTACATACGCCGCCGGATCTGCCTCTCGCTGCTTCTGGAAATTGGCAGCCGCCCTGGTCAGTAAGCCGTGGACTTCGTTATCCGTTTTGAATCCTGATGCCACCACGGGAACGCCGTCAGCGTTGGTGGGCGCATTCTTTGTTGGGTCGTGAGCGTCAAGAATGGCTGTAGCTTGCTCTGGAGTGGCGGTCCTTAGCTCCTGCGTGGCCGGCCCAATTTGTTGCAGCTTGCTCAACTGGTTGTATATCTTCTCCCCTTGGGCGCCTCCATGGGTACTGATTATTTCCTGCTTGCTTGGCATGTCTACGGGTTGAACGCCATTCATCAGCGCCACCTGAGCATCCTGAAGGCGACCAGACAGCTCTTGTCGAGCGATAGCCTGTAGCTGTCTTTGCTCCACTAGTCTCTGCCGGGCCTCGGCCTCGCGGCGGCGCTCCTCGGTCTGAATGGCGTTGCCTACCCTCAGTTGGTCATCAGCCGTCATGCCCTCGCGGGAGGCTTCCAGATACTTCTTGGCCCCGGCCGGGTCCTGTTCGGCTTGCCGGCCAATCACCCCGGTGAGCAAGCGGCTGCTGGCACCCAGCTGCTGAAGCTGGGTTTCTTCCGGCGACCAGCCATTGCGATCAGCCTGGGAGGCAATCACGTCCATGGCCTTCTGCCGGAAGTAGCCCACCTTGTTGGGATCGTTGAAGTTCAGCGCGGCGGAGTCCTGAGACAGCTTGATCGACGCGTTGTCCGTGTCGTTCATGTACTGCTGGTTCTGTTTGAACTCGTACTGGTTCAGGTCCTGCGACATCGAGCCCTTACGCGATTGCACGATCTGGTTGAATCGCGCGCGCTGGCGGTCGTTGGTCAGAGAAGACCCGACTTCTTGCTGATACTTGTCGAACTGGTCGAGGGTCTGGTTCGTGACGTCCAGCGCGTTCTTGCCCTTGCGGGTGTAGACGCCATCCTGCTGGTTGAAAAAGGCGTTGTTCTGCCACTCGGTGAGCTTGTTGTCTGCATCGAGCAAGGATGCGGTGTCGGCACGCTGCTGTTGCTCTTCGACGATATCGGTTGCTGCCCGGCCGGCTTGGTAAATTCCTCGCTCAAGACCCTGGGTGTCGACAACCTGAGCCTGCGCACGAACGTTTGGCAGGGCTGCCTGCTGAACCTGTCTGCGGTATTGGGGAACGGTAGGCATCTTATCTCCCCAGCTTGGCGTAGGCGGAAGCGCCCTGAGCACCGGCGCCCAGCAGCGACCCGAACATATTGTTCTTGGCTGACTGGACTGCGGTTTTCGCCGATTGGCGATAGGTATCGGACTGGGTCTTGTAGCCCCACGCCTCGCGCGCGGCATTGTTTCGGATCGTCAGGGCGTCGAATTCACCCAGTTGAGCGGTGTCGTCCTGGATGTTTGCAGCGGTGCCGCTGTTCACATCGATCCCGTTGGCAGCGAAACCAGCACGCTGGGTGCCGATGGCGGCCATGGTGGCCAGACGCTGCTGATCTTCTTCAACAGCGCCACGCTTGATCGCATCGTTTGTCGCTGCGTCAGAATATGCAGCGTTCTGCAGATCAGCCGAGGCCTGAGCCGCGCCTGCCTCGTTTGCAGACTTCGCACCCATGACGCCCTGCGCTGCCATCAAGGCAAAAGGAATTGCCGCTACTGCGCACATGCAGTGCCCTCCATCTCGAATGGGTAAAAGAGTTCTTGGTTCATGCCGTAAGGAATGGCGGGCAGAAAGGTGAATCCCAGCCACTTGAGCCAGCGCACAGCCTGGGTATTTCGCACGTCGGCGAAGTTGATCAGCCGCTGATGGCGAGTGCGCATATCGGCAACGACATCCACACACTCGGCCAGAAAGGCGCGGCGGTGGACTTCGATCCATGTCGAGCTGACCATCCACGGGAGTCCATAAACGGAGTCGTGAGCCACGTCGCCGAAGATCGCCAGCACTTTCCCGTCGCAGATACAGGCCCGGGCACGCGAGCTTTTGTCGATCGCGTGAATCAGTTCGTGTTCAACCGACCAGCCGCGAATCGCCTCAAGCTCGACGCGATCTGCTTCACGGACATGCGCGAGCAGGGCAGTCACATGGCGCGCCTTGACGTCGACCAGATTAGCCACCGGCTTGCACATTGAAGAGCACCCCCAACACGCTAAGCGGCAATGGATCCTGCTGACGGATGAACACGCGACCTGGCTGCTCCCACTGCCCGGCGACCGTGATAACGGCCTGACCTGTCAGCAAACGGATAGGATCGTTGTAGTTTTCCGTATTGCGCTGCTTGTTCTCGTACAAGTGATCGGCGTCAGTGCCCGCGAAAATCCCTCGACTCTCCTCGCAGATAACGGTCACTTCGTTGACGCGTTTCTGCACGCCAAGGAAATTGGGCTGGTTCTGCAGTGTCATGTCGAGCGTTTCAAAGTCGCTCAGGAACGGGAGACCGATATGTACCAGCATCGCGGGGCGCTGGATGGACACAGCACCACTGACAACCACGGCTTGAGGTTCCACGTTTCCATCCGCAAAGATGCTGACGGTCTTTCCTTCAAGATGGGACAGCCCGCTGAACGTTGCCCGAGCCCTGCCCCAGCGCGCCGCCGGGAGGTTACGCAGAGATTCAGGCACGATTGACCCTGGCGTGACGGTGAGGCTTGTGCCGCTGGTGTAGGCGGTCACGGTCAAGCGGACAATCTGACCGTCTGAGCCGCGCAGAATAATGACCGTCCCGACATCCCCTACAACGAACGTGGATGTGTTCGCAGCTAGGGTCAGCGGATTAGGGTATTTCCAGTCTGTTCCGCCAGTCAGGGTAACTGCGGCAGATGTTGGCCCGCGACCATCGTAGGTGAGCCCGGCGTCCACGAAGAACGACCGATCAAGCGCAGTGTCTTCACCGGGTACGCTGAGCTGGCGCGAGACGAGGCGCTCGACGTAGCGCCGCGATACGCCGTTGATGATTCGGCGCACGATGAAATACACCGCGTCTTCATCACCTTCCGGCACTGATGCCACCGATTCGTAGAACCCGTCGGTGTCGTGGCGGTGCCAGCTGAACACTTCCTGAGCCGGTAGGTAGGTGAACCCCAGCAACTGCCCGTCATTGCGCACGATCCACAGCACGCTGTTCGGCACCTGGGCCAGCGCCATGTCTTCGATCTCAAACCCGCGCACCAGGTGGGACGACAAGACGGTGAGGTCCTGCCCCTGAAATCCATCGCTGGTGTAGGAGTAAGCCAGGTCGGCAAGCTTCTGACCGCGGGCTTGAACGTAAAGCGCGGTGTTGCCGTAGACCGCCGGCGGGACAGTTCCAGAGCCGATGTAGCTCTGCACCTGAGCCTGAATGTTGGTGGGCTTCAGGCCTGTCGCGTCACCGGTGATGGTCCACTCTGCGCCAGAGGTCAGCACCAGCAATTCCTTGAGCGGCACCAGGGCACGGATGCGGTTTACCTGCCGCGACGCAAGCGTGACCGTGATCGCGTCGTCGTCCTTGGTTGGAGTGGAGAAGCCGAAGTTGTTGTATGCACCGACACGGCTGAACCACAGCGTTTGGGGGTTGGCGTTACTGGCGCCAAACACTCGGCGCTGCTGGTAATAGCCAACGACACCCGGGTTGTTGCCACTGGCGAAAGGGTTGTCGAACGATGGCGGAGTGTCTGTCTTGGTCGGACCGATGGCGTTATCAGTGAAGGTCAGCCCGGAGGCCTGGCCGATAAAACCGAAGATCCCCGACCCGTTGTTGTCCTTGTAGATGTTGTAGTGGTCGACACTGCCGGGCGCGGCGGTCCAGGTGAGAACCGCGCCAGCCTTGTTATCCCAACTGGTGACACTGGCCTGCGCACTGGGCAGGGATTCCTCTGCCGACTCATCGGTAGACACACTGGTGACCACATACCGGTAGACGGTGGTGTCGCCGGTACCACCTGTGCGGGGAATCCCCGACAACCCTGTGGGTGGCTGGATCGTCGGCACGAACGTAATCGCGGTCAGCGTCCAGTTGGTCGGGCCAAAACGCTTGAGCTCCATCGGCGCGTAGTTGGGATGAACGATCGTCATCACGTCGGCCGACTGTGTGTAGTTCAGCGCGTACAGGTCTGCCTCGACGTAGGGCGAGGCGATTTCATACGTCAGGCCTGCGTTCAGCAGCTGCCCGCCGTTAGTGTAAAACCGGATGTAGCCGACACCGAACTCAAGGACGTAGGTCTGCTCGGTGCTGAACTGGAACGGAATCAGCCGTGACTTCTGCGCACTGACCTTGGTTTCTGCCAGGAATTTGGTCCCGGATCGATTACGAACCCCGCCTTCCGGCATGACCATGAAGTTGCGGCACGTTCTGAGCCCGGTGAAATACCGGTTCAGGTCGACCCGGGCATAGGTGGCCGGGGCCAACTCGCCCGAACTGAACGATGGCTGAATGCTCTGGCTCATCGGCTTTCGCGCCCGGTGATGAATACTGACTCAGGCATCTGCTGGCCTTGACCTTCGTTCATGCTCTGCGCGAAGGCAGAATCGACAACACCTCGATAGGCAGCTTCCAGCCGATCAGCGATGCCCGGGTCTTTGGCCAGCGCGGGCGCAATCTCGACACCGAGCTTGTAGGCGAGCGCAGATACGAAGATGGGATCGAAGAATCCGGGATCGTCAATGCGAACGGTGTATTCGAGCGTGGCCGGAGTGACAGATGTGGCGATCAGGCGGGTAGATTCGCCCTGAATCACTCGGAACGGGATGGGCTGCAGTTGCGGGATGCACACGTCATTACCAGCAAACGGCCAGTAATCGACAGGGAATATCTGGTTCACGATCTTCCGCGCATACAGGCAGTCGGTCGGGAACGCATAGCTGTAGGGGTAGATCGGGTCGGGATTGGTGGCGACTTCGGCCAGGCTGACGAACTTGGTCGCGAACGACCACGGCTTGTCACGCAGCACCCAGTCGCGGGTTTGCTCATAGAACAGCGAGCACTCTTCAGCCTGCTTGCTGCGCTCGGTCAAGCTGTCGATGCGCTGACCATTGCCGATGCGCGACAAGGCCATATTGCAAATTTCAACGACACTTGGCATGAGATCCCTCGGACAAAAAGAAAGGGGCCCGAAAAAAGCTCCCTTGTGGTGTTCCCCCATCGCTGGAGGTAGGTCTTGTGTCTATGACAGTTGGCGCAGAGCGTCTGGAGATTGTCGGAATCATTGTTTTTATGATCTCCATCAATGTGGTCTACATCCAACTGACAAGAGTGAATGGCTACGAATCCGCATGTAGCGCATGTAGCGCCCTTTGTGTGTCTGTATGCCCGTCCATCTCTCAGTAATTCTTTGCACTTTCTACTACAGAATTTCTTTCGCCCTCTTCTTGGAAATGGGGTCCCGCAGCATTCACAATCTTTCATTAGGACCCCACTTGGTTGCTTTACTTCTTGGCTTTGCCTTGGCCGTCGACAAACACTGGCTCGACGACTTTTTCCAGCGGTACCAACGCAGCCTCGCGGGCGTCCAGATCCTTAGAGCGCTCTTCAACACCTGCCAGCGCCAAGTCCAGACGCTCCTGGTCGGCAACAACCTTTTTCTCGCGGTCGTTGATGTCGTCTTCGCGCTTGTTCAGATCAGCTTCGCGGGCGTCCAGATCGATTTCATCCGGCTCGTCAGCCTGATCCTGTTTCAAGTGCGCCTTGACTTCCTTGTCGGACAGCTCGCGAAGATTCGGCCCGGCTTCGCCGTCGTACTGCACGACTTCGCCGGTAGGCCACAGGCGCTCGTTGATGTAGCTGGGCTCGCGCGTTTCGTACCACTTCAGCTCTTTCTTCTTGGTCATGACTCAATCCTCAGAAGTTGTAGCCTTTGGTGTACGCACGGAATGCCTGAACATCCTTCGCGAAGAACGCGGAGAACGCGCCAGCAGTCAGCGGGCCGGTGGCGACGGTGTAGCGCACACCGATGTAACGCTTGTAGGCGTCGGCCGGCAGCTTGAACGCCATGAGCGTCTTGCCGCCGGTCAGTGCCGCCAAGGCGTAGACCGGGGATGCGAAGTGGACCGTCGGAGCGGTGGCGATGTCAGCGGTGGTGGACGACTCCAGGGTTACCTGAACAGTCGCGGCACCTGCCGCAGTGGCGGTGGTGTCGACCTGAACAACCAGATAGACGTCCTCGCCCACACCGATATCGCGGGTGGCGTTGCTGTTGACCGCGTTGCCGACTGGGAACAGGTCGTAAACGTTGGTCGAGATGGCGGTCGCGGTGACCACCTGGCTGTCGGAAAACTCAGCCTGTTTATCAACGTACATGGTGAGTCTCCTTAAACCAGACGGGCTTCGGTGTTGAGGATTGCATCGACACGACGCACAGGCACTTCGCCGAACATCAGCGCTGGTTTGCCTGCCACGTTGTCGTAGCTCAGGGTGCCGGATGCGACCTTGTTCACGGTCTGGCGGCGCAGGAATGCACGGACGCGGCGCGAGACGTAGAACACCGGAGTTACACCGGTCAGGCCTTGGATCAGTTCCAGCGCCTGGGTCATCAGGTCGATGATGTCGGCACCGGTCGCGGCGTTCTTGGTCAGCGCGGCAACGTCGATGTTCGCGATGCGAACCACGTAGCGCCAGTCCTTGACCGCAATGCCGCACTTCCACTGATACTGGTCCATCAGCGCGCGGAAGCGGTTCTGGTTGGCGTCGAACGCATCGCCCTCACCCAGGTCGCGGTGAACCAGACCGGCTTCCGAGCCTTTCGGATAGATACCGTGCACGGTCTTCTCGCCCCAACCGATCAGCCAGATCGAGGTGTTGGTGGAACCAGTACCGCCAGCGTCGATGACGTTGTTGGCGGTCATGGCGGTGGCTGGCAGTACGCTCGGGAAGCGTGGAGCCAGGCCGGTGAACGACTCGGGGGTGACGTCGGTGTTGCCGTACAGCACGCCGCGCTGCATTTCCTGGTTCATCGCTTCCATGAAGGAAGACGACTCGGACAGGCGGAAGGCTGCGGTGTTGCCGTTGAGCAGCGCCAGATCCTTGTCGACCTGACCACGGCCTTCGAGGATGCCGCAGGACTCGTCAACCTGCGCGGTGGTGGATTTGCTTGGCGGAACACCAGCGTTCAGCTTGCGATAGATCACGGTCGGCAAGCCGGTGCGGGTGGTAATGCGCGAGCCGGTAGGCAGGTTGCCTTCGTACCACGGCATATCCAGCAGCATTTCGTTTTCCTGAGTCAGCAACTCAGCAATCGGCATGATGCCGCCGCCGTCAGGGTTCATGCGTTTCGCTACGTCGAGCAGCGTCGGTACGGTATTACCAATGGTGGCCATGAGCGGCGCTCCTTAATTTGGGTAATTGGGGTACATGCGTTCCGCGATGGAACGCTCGGCAGGCTGGTTGCTGGTCGTCTTGTGGATCGACCCTTCGCCCAGTTGGGTGCCGATTTTGTGGAAGGCCTTGACCAGCAGCGGGTGGTTACCCAGGCCGGTCTCCTTGAAGAACTGCGTCAACTCTGGCGAGCCGAATGCAGCGAGTGCGCTATTTGCGATACCGACGTTCGCCTCGAACTTGGCGCCGCCGAACTCCGGATCGCTTTTCAGCTCACCGACCCACGTTTCAACCTGCTGTTTGTGGGCTGCAACGGCCGCCTCGGTCGAAGACGTCGAGCGCTTTGCATCCATGTCCACCAGGCGCTGAGCCTGCTCGTTGGTCAGTCCCAGCTCCTTGAAGGCAGCGGAGTACTCACCGAGAGCGGTCTCGTCGACCTGGTAGCCTTGCGGATACTTGAACTCGTACTTCTCGGGGGCGCCTTGCGGCTTGGTTTCAGCAGACGTTTCCGCAGTGTTTGCCGCTTCCGTCGACTGAGTGGCTTGCGCCTGCTCGGTGCTGGTTGCGGTTTGCGCTGCGGTGTCAGACTGGGTGGTCGCGGCGTCACTTGCGGTAGTGGTGGTGACGGCTTCGGCTGCATCAGTCATCGTTCTGTTTCTCCGGTTGCGGTGAGTTTTCGCGGACCATGACCGGGTACTTCTCCGGGCACAGGCGATTGATTTCGCCGAGCAGGTACAAACCGTGCTGGCGCATTCCCTCGTTCAGGCTCATGCGCCCGCCGTGGGTGTCGAAGGTGGTTTGAAACATCTTTGCGCTGCACATCTGCGACCAGACGATGCGGCGACCGCGCTGCGACTCCATGAGCCAGAGGAAATCGTCATCGAGGCGCTTTTGTTGCAGGCGCTGCTGTGCCTCCCGTTGTCCCGGGATATCGTCGTCATCAAACATTTAGGCCCCGACTATTTGGCCGAGCGCGTTGTTCGGCGTGACTTCGGTTTCGGAAAGGAGCTTGGCGCCCTGAATGCCTGCGCCAAGGAGTTGCTGAGCCTGAGCGGCCTGTTGCTGCTGGGCACGTTGTTCGCGGATCTGCGCCACCTGCTCGTCGCCACGGACCACAGTTGGCACCACACCGGTTGCGGTGGCGTATTCGTCGATGGTCTGGTCAATGTCGAACTTGTCGAGCGCTGTCTGGTCGACGCCAGCCAGGTTGCCGACGAATGCCGAGAAGCGTTCCAGCCCGGCCACGCCCAAGGCTTTCTGCGCCTGAGCGAGGATCGAGACGTACTCGACCTTGAGTTCAAGGTTTTCCAGCTCTTCTGGCGGCGGTGGCAGCAGTGGCTCGCCGTCCACGATGCCCTGCCAGATCGGGATCGACTGGCGCAGCATGATGTTGAAGCAGCGATCGATCAGAGGGTCGAGACCTTCGTCATTGATGTGCTCGAGCACTGGGCCGAGCATCAGCATCTTTTCTTCCTTGCGCTCGGCGATCTCTGTCGCGGTGCGCACGGTGTCAAGTTGGCTGATCATCAGGAACAGGTCGGCGAAGTACGATTCCTTGATGGAGTACTCAAGCGCCTGAATCTTCTGCGCCAGCGGGTTGAGCCAGCCTGCATTCGGCTCGTAGATTGGCGCGATCTGGTTCTGGCCGCCCACCTGATCCACATAGGTGATGCCACCTGGAACCATCGAGCTTGGCTGCCCACGCAGGGAAGAAGGCGCTTGCAGGGCCGGATCAGACCCTCGATCCACCAGCTGAGCAGAACGTTTCTCATACAGCTGCAGGGCCTTGATGTCCGGCAGTGCGATATGGCCCGGGCCGGTGCCGTACACATCTTCTGGCAGCAGATCCCAACGCACCGCAACAATCGGGAATTCGTGGAAGCCCTTCTGCTCCAGCAGCTTCTTCGGGTCTTCGCAGGCAACTTCATAGGTGATCGACGAGAACGGCAGGTTCTTGCTGTCAATCTTGCCGTCTTCGCGGTAGCGGTTGGGCTCAATGGCTTGACGGCAGTCAACCCACGAGTCGCGGCGGTTGGCATCCCACTCGCCCTGCACACGCACCGAGCATTTGTCCTTGCCGAACTTCTCAACCAGCTGGCCGACGGTCATCTTGAATTCGCGGTAGAACGTGTCCACCGTGCCGCGCGCGCCGTTTGCCACGTAATATTGGCCGACGGTGAAGGCTTCGAAGCGGAACACCTCTTTGTCGTCTTCCTCGATCGACATGGCGCCGATACCGAACGTGCCCATTTCCGAGTAGAGAACAGGCAGCGAGCTGTACAGGTTGGACTTGAGGAACTTGTCGCGCATCCGCTGGGTGACTTCATACAGCCACGCCTTGATCGGGCCGTATTCCATCGCGGCAGCAGACTCGGTGCTCAGCTGGAACCATGGACGGGCCGGGGAAGTGATGCCTGACACCATGCCTGCTGACTGCGTGCGGCTCGCTTTGGTCCCTGTGCTGTTGATGATCTTGCGGCTGCGGCGATCACCCTGGGGTTTGCCGTCGTACAGGAACTTCGAACGCATGGGCAGCACGTAGTCGGACAGGTCTTTCCATGTGATTTCCCATGGTTGACGCTCGTTCTTGAGCATCGCAAGACGCTTGTCTGCGCGCTGGCGTGGTGTCTCTTCCATGGTCAGAACCTGGCCCCTAGGGCTTTAATGAGTTTCCCATGCATTTCTTTCAGCTGCGAATCAAGCTCGATCTCGACTCGCTTGGCCTCTCTGAAAGCCTTGTCAGCCTTGTCGAGCTTGTCGATGGCCTCATTCGACTGCTTCTGAATTGCAGCCACCTCGGCGCATAGAGCAAGCAATTCGTGTTCGGTCATCTCATTGCCCCAGAAGCGACTTGTTAGCCGTGGTAGTGCCAGCGGTCGAGCCGCCAAGGATGGTGCTGGACAGACCTGCAGCAGCAGCACGACGGCGTTTCTCGTCGTCGCGGGCGGCGGTGGATGCTGCGTTCACGTCACCGACTGCGGTAGTGGTCGAGGTAGCAGCAGGCTGAGCCACGTCAGGCGTAGCCAGAATGCCGTTGTCGCCCAGCAGGTTCGGCAGGCCCAGCTTGTCCAGGATTACGTCACCGCCGCGCAGTGGGTCGATCTTCTTGATGATTTTCGCAGCGCCGCCGCACATGGCCGCCTCCTATGAACTGAATGGGTCGTAATCGGATTGGTGACTGCTGCCACCGGCGTACATCTGCTTCTTGACGACCGGAAAGGCGAAGGTCAGCGCCAGTGCGTCGGCCCTGTTTGGGCTGATGCCGCAGCGTTTCTTCATCTCGGCTTTGTCTTCGAGGACGATTTTGCCGTCCAGGCGCACGCGGTATTCAGGGGCTGAGAGCTCATCGGCGGTTTGCTGGTCGTTCAACTCACCACCCGCCTTGAGCCACTCCTTGGTCGAGTTCCACATCTCGCCACGCTTGTTGAGCATGGCCGGATCATTGGACGCGCCACCGAACTGGACCAGCTGCCACGACACGCGACCCATCGCCTTGCCTGCCGAGTAGATGCCCGTGCCGTAGCCGAAGTCGATGAACACCGCGTCGGCTTTGTACTGGTCTTCCAGTTGGGCGATGCGGTTTGCCATAAGCACGTCGTCGTCTGACTTCTGGTAGGTGCCGATCAGCTTGCTGTGCAGCCCCTGACGCAGGTAGATCGCAAACTCATCCTGCCCGGACCATGACGGGTCGACACCGATAATGACCGGAGCATGGCCGACCATCGCCTCGGTGACTGTGCGAGCCATGCCGTCGTCGACCAGGTCTTGACCGATGAACTGCAGATCAGATGCCGATGGGAACTGACCACGTACCCGGACCTTGAAGAAGTCCGAATCGGCTCCGTAGTCAGCCTCCCACTTGGCGATCTGCTCCTTGTTCGTGCCGTCAACCGTGCGACTGTCGATCTGGCGGCATATCCAGCGATGGCGGAACTTTCGGAAGCACTCACGGAAGCGTCCGGTGTTGCGCGTGGGGTTACCAAACGCGAGCCAGATGATCTCGGTGCCTTCGTCCGTCAGCGCACCTTCAGCGACTTCCCATACCTTGTCAGCAATGTTGGACGCTTCGTCGAAGATCAGGACGATCCGCTTGCCCTTGTTGTGCAGGCCGGCGAATGCCTCGGTGTTGTGCTCGCTCCAAGGGACAGCGTCAGCCTTCCAGGCATCACCGTGCTCAGGGTCAACCGATGCGATCTTGGTGGCCGTAGGGTTGAACCAATGCTTATTGATTGCGAGCCGGAACCACTTGCTGATCTCAGGCCACGTCTTTGTTCTCAGCTGGTTGTCGGTGTTCGCGGTGACAACCACCTTGCAGTCTTCGCAGGTGGACATGGCCCAGTCGAGCAGCATGCCCATCTCGGCCGACTTGCCGATCCCGTGGCCTGAAGCGACGGCGATCATCAGCGGCTGAAATCGTGTGGCCGGGTTACTCAAGTGAGCCTTGATGTCGCCCATAACGTCGCGCTGCCACTCGCGCGGGCCGTCAACTCCGGCCAGTTCTCCTTCACCCCACGGGTACGCATACAGCGCAAACCGGAGTGGGTCATGCGTGAACGAGGCAACGTCCTCGATCAATGACTGTTCGAGGTCAACCTTTGCTGGCGCGTTCACGGGCTTTAGCCATGCGGTCAGCCAGGCTGCCAGTTACTTCAACCTGTACCTGATCGCGGAATGCGTTGATGGTGACGTGCTTGCCGAGTAGCTCAAGGTTGCGCAGCTTGTCCGGCCACTTGATCTTGCGGATGACGCTCTCTACGTCATTGGTGAGCATTTCCTGCACGTCCATACCGCTGAGCGTCTGGCGCCACACCTTGGGCCATTGCAACACAGGGAGGAAGTTGCCAGTGCCGTCGAGGATGTCTGCCACGTCGAGCTGATCGATCTGTACGAGTCGTTGCAGCACATAATCGGCGTTTATCTGAGTACGGGCCTCGCGTTCCTTGGAGCGCTCTTGCAGCAGAGCCTGCACATTAGCATTGGCTAACAGCCGGGAAGCCTGCTCGTTAGCAGTGCGCGGGCTATATCCAGTTCTGATAGCTGCTTGCGTGCCATTCAGGTCGACCAGGTATTCATCAACGAATCGAGCCTGTCTTTCGGTCAGGGCTGGCACACGTTACTCCCCCGACAACTCTGGGGTTTCGGTCGATGAGGTGTCTTCCTCAGCTGGCTTCTCTTCCTCGGGCACAACCTTGAGCCAGTCGAAGGAGGTAAACACGGCAACGATGGCGCCCTTCTCACCAATGAAGCGCAGGTCTGACCCTTGAGAAAAGGTGACAGCTTCGATTGCGTGCACCATGTCGTCAGTTCTGACTTGATAACGGGTCACTTGCTTTTACTCCGAAGAATTTGTGCGTCCACTTGATCGGCGCAGGTATCGAGCAGATTGATTGCCCGGTCTTTCAGGTCCCACACGTCGCCATTGCTGTGCAGGTCATAGTCTTCGTCAGTGACGCGCTCGCAAGGCACCATCTCGGGCGATTCAATTCGCAAGGCGCTTGTCTTTGTCACTACTGCTGGCTTTGCCGCGCAGGCCGTCAGGCAGAGGCTGATCAGCCCAATCACGAACAGGCTTGCTGGTGCGCTTGAGTTGTTCAAAGTCTTTCCTTGCCTGCAGGGCTTTCTGTTGGCTGGCCTTTAGGCGGTTGTTCAGGTCGGCCTGGTAAGCGGCATTGCGCACAGCCTCGGCGCGGAGAGTGGTGATCGTGGCCTGGCTTTCGAGGTTGGCGGTTACCGCCTCCTGTTTGGCCTGGGTCTCGATCTGTACCTGACCGCTCAAGGCAACGACTCGGGAATGCTGCAAAGCGAGCATCAGCGCCATGATGACGATGATTACCCCGGCGATGGCTATGGCGCGCAAGGCGGTCATACCAAGGCCCTGCGAACACCCTCAGCGACGATTGCCGATGTGTAGGGGTTGCCGCCGTTCTCGTGTTCGATGATTGCCTTGACTACGCCGGTCATGATTCCGATCTGCCGAAGGTCGACCTCTTGCCCTGGGGCGGTCTTCGTCTTGGACTGAACCGAACGGACGTAAGCAGCGGTGTCGTTCTCATTGCTTGGCGCCCAGCGACTGATCAGGCCCTCAATTGTCTTGAGTCCGTACTTTCGTTGGTAGGTCAGCAGCAGCTTTCCGAGGGCTCGAATACCGTTCTCGGGCAGATCGAATCGGGCAAACCGCGACTCGATGGATTTATCCACCGGCAGTTCACCCTCCCAGGCATTCGCACTGTTGTGGTCGATATTGCCAGGGTTGTTGTTGCGTATGCCGCGCGGAACGCTCATGCCGAATCTGCCTTTCTGCTGATGAAGCGAACGATCAGTTCACGAATGGCTGTGACGCCGATAAAGCCTATGGCGCCGCCAGCGCCTACCGACAAGCTGGACGGCCAGGCCATCCACTCGATAACGCTACTGGCTGAGAGGCTGAGCGCTCCACATAGGAGCGATTCCAGGACGATACGAATCTTGCTCGTCTCCTTGGCGTCGTACAGCACGCGAAGGAAAGAGATCACGATAGCCATGATTGCCCCTTGCCAAGACGGGTTGCTCAGTGCAACCCAAATACCGGCCCACACGTTCGGGTCTTTATCCGGTGTCATGGCTGCTCTCGGGAGTGAGTAAAGTTGGCCGGAGGACTCGGCCTGACGAAAAGCTCTGGGGAGGAGCGTCGCCAAAATTGTGTTTTGAATGTTTCCGGGAAAACGTCAGAAATGGCGCTTTCCTCTGAGACAATCAAAAAGCCCGGCACGGGGTCCGGGCTTTTCTATTTACCAGTTTTGCTCAGCAGGTCGACAGGCCGTAGCTCTCAGGCTTTGGCCGCGCTGACACCATTTCGAAGTGATTGCTTGATGCGCGCAAGTTGGACTTCAGGGCGTCGCTGGACGGCTCACTGCCAGTTCGCCACTGCGCCAGCGTCAATTCCATGCGGGCCGAGGTGGCGCCGTACATGTCACCTACACTGTCGAGCACTCTGGCGAAGTATTGAACTGGTCGCTCAAGCACCCCGGCAAAGGCCGAGACACTGCAACAGGCAATCAGCGCAAAAGCGCAGTACTTGATGAATCGCATCATTGGTAATACTCCGGGCTGTGAAGAATCGCAGGCATAAAAAAGCCCGACGCATTGGCCGGGCTGTTCTGAAGCGGTAAAACCGCACACTGATGGCGAATCTATATCAAACGTCCGGACGTTTCAAGCAGCTGTTGCCAGCCGGTCGTCTATTATTGCCTCAACCCAAATTTCACCCGACTTCACCAGAGATTCGGCTCTAGGTTTGGATATTTCCAAGTTCTTCCCGATAGCGCTAAAGCTTATTCCCCATGCGTACCGGTAAATCAGGGACATACCCATTTGCTCGTTGCGCAATTTCAGCCTGGCGACGATTCCATCCATCATCATGCAGAGATCTTCACTGATCGTGGCCACTGGCGCGGTTGAGTGCTGCTCAATGTTGTCACGCATCAGAGCAAAGTGAGGGGAAACGTAGCGGGGAATTCCGTCGCCGTAGCGCAACCAGATACCCCATTGGGTCAGCAGGTGATACGTATCGAGTTGTCTCATGCTGCGTCTCCCCGTTTCAATTCTCTGGTCTTTACCCGGTACAGGGCCTTGATCTCTTTCAGGTCGTCCACGGTGTATTTCTTCACCGACTGATCCGACTCCAGTTCGTCGACGGCGGCCTGGCCGATGCGGGCAATGAGGCCGATGCGGTAATCCACGGCGTTGCCCGACAAGAACCGATTGTCCTGTTTGCTCTGGGCGTGACAGTTGCGCTCGTCGAAGCGCAGGTGCGGGGCTGAGCCGACACTGCGGTAGTGCCCGGCATCTACGGCGTTACCGTTCCAGTCCAATGGCTTGCCGCTGGAGATGCATCGGTGCCCGGCCAACTGGTCACGCCAACGAATGAACTCGTTAAACGCTTGCTGGGCTTCCCGAAGGTGATCGCCGCGGCTCTTCAGCTTCTCCTTGCGTACCTTGATGTCCTGACGGTCCAGCTCCGCCAGTGCCTTGTGGGCTTTCTCCTGGTTCGCAGGGTTCTTGGCCTCAGCCAGCGCGCAGGATGGGCTGCACACCTTCTGGCCGAGGCGTTGAGGAATGAACGCGGTCCCGCATTCGGCGTTCACACAGCGCTTCTTGCGGCGTGCCGGCGGCGACTTCTTGACTGCCTGTCCGATCACAGCCCACCCCCGAACTGATGCGCACAAGGGTTCGAGTGATAGCTGTGCTCGAGCATGGTGGCGATGGCCCGAATGAGGGCCTTAATGGTCTTCATGCGACCTCCTGAGAGGCATCTGCAGCCATTACCCAAGTGCGCCCGCGGTGATACTTAGATTTCCCAGCGCAACACCTGCTGATACAACTGCTCTCAAATCCCTCGCGCACCGCATCCATTGCGGACTCGTAACGGATCTCAAACCCAGTCAGAAGGTCCGTAGAGATCACCGCTTTGCTTGTAGGGTGCTCTCCACTGAACTTTCCTTGACAGTTAGCCAGCCGCGAAAGCTCGTCGTAAGCGTGCTTTACGTTCTCGGAGCATGTCGACCACTCCA